CCATTGCCATGTTTTGCGTAAGAAGCGTAAATAGCTGGATAAGGTTTTGATTCTGTTGTTCCTCATCAAGTTTATAGGTTGATCCAGAAACGATCTCGTAATCGTATAAAATTGATCCTGTCTGTGATTTCTTGATTGTCAGCTTCCCGCTGCCCTCGTCATACATCTCCTGTATTTCAGGATATTGCTGTGCCAGCTTTTCTATTTCATCCTGGAACATTCTTATTTGTACCGCCTTGTTTTGTTTCTTACCCATCAGGTTTATGAATTTCTTGACAACTTTAGTCAAAAACTGTTCCATGTAAAACCTGTCAGTCACATCTCTTGAGTTTTGCCTTGCATATTGCATTTTAAGGGCTTGTGGCGTCTTGCCATAGCCTGGATCGGTTTCAGTGGTTACTGTAGTATCGCTTGTACCAAAAAGGTTTTGTATGGCAGCATTGACATTCTGATTAGTGTTATTGAAAGTATTTATGCCTTGCGGAGAAAGATTAAGAGTTTGAGCTACATTGCCCACTTGTCCCCTTACCAGCCATTTAGCAGCTGGACCGAATTTGATAGAGGACATTGAAGCGATGCTATCTTTGTTCAGTAGCACCGGAGGAAAAATTGATATTTTCACCGCATCAAGATATAAATTCCATACAGAGTTGAGTGTCTTTTGCATGGGCAACCCACGCTCAAAGTCACCCATGCCGATAAAATCATCCACAAGGGGGATAGAAAATTTATTTACAACTGGTAATTCTCCGTCATCATGCGGGTTTGCGGTATCCCTTAGTATCTCGTCTGCTGCCGGTACATAATCCACCCACCTGTCTTTCTCATACATAGACAAGACTTCATATTCGCCTTTGCCTTTGACTGTATCAGCATCGGGATAGTGTGACGATTCCCTTGTGGATTTCTCTTCGGTGTCTTTATTTACTTTGTCCCCTGCAAGTTTTTTCAGTTTCTCAATAATCTTGTTTAGGTTTTTATATCCGTCAAACTTGGATAGGTTCTCAAAGAATGAAATAGTCCGGTAGCTTTTGATGATGATATATTCGCTTTCATCCAGGGAATTTACACCTACTTGCGGATATACATTTCTTATGGGGATAAGCCACATATCCGGGCCTCTATAACCATTTTGTTTAACATCCCAATCAACCATCACAAAGAAATTGCCATAGATATTGGAATACCTGTCAACCATCCGGCATTTAGTAAGAAAGTCCCATCCGGCATTGGCGTTAGGCAGGATATATTTATCAAGCATGAGGTTCATCAGCTTGCTTGCGCCTTCATCATTCTTGCTTATTGCTTTTACTTTGCCGGTCATAAGCTGCGCCATGACACGGTATTCTCTCTCCAGAGTGTATGTTGCAAGTTTGGGATCAAAAGTCTGTGATTTGGTTTTATCGGAGATGGCATCGCCTAATACATTGTGAAAAGCATCCTCGTAGGTATCCCACATATCCCTTTTATCTGACAGGTAGGTATCGGCTGCGTCATAGCGGGATAGTAGTTCGTCTTGTATCTTGGTCATAAAAAAACACACCATCTCTGGTGTGGTATTCGTCTTAGCAACGAAATCCCTAACGATTTACTTTTATACTAAATAAAACATTTTGTCAAGTTATATCCTTTGTCCTTTGTCGTATTTCAGTCTTTTTTGTCTTGTAATATTAAGCGTATGCAACAATGGTACGCCATTTCTTATGATTACCGTAAAAGTCAACGTACCGTATTTCAGCTTTTCAACCTCATATTCTATTATTTTGTGAAACTTAGGGCTTGTTATATTTATCATTGTCCATAAGTATAAAGTCTTTTATCTCTCCATTGACAATCCGTAACGCAAAAGAGAATAAGCCGTTTTGTTTCTGCCTCATGTGCATCTCTATATCTGCATGAGGCAGCCAGTTGTACTCTTTTACGCCCACATCGTCTTTATGCTGTACTGTATGCTGTACGACTAGTGTTTGCAGTTGCATTATCTCTCTAAATTAAACATCATCTTTAACTGATTAAATTTCTCCTGATTAATAAGACCTTCTAACTGTTTTAAGTGCTGATATTTATCCATCCAGTATTCTATTTCATTTAATGCTGAAATAATTATCTGTCTTGTTAATTGTTCACTTAACAATATTTTCTCTATTGGATAATAGCCTTGAGTTGGTACAGCTTCCAAATCAACAACTACATTGTGATAAGCCTCTGTTTGTTTTCCTACTACTTCCACACGTATTGTTTTAATAAGTTGTCTTGCTTGCCATAGTCTATGCTTATCACCTGCTGAACTGTCATCCCAATCAAAATAATCGTGTAACGGATTATCTTCATTTACTGCCTCATCAACTACATCTCTTGGTTTCAATAATCCTTTTCTAGTTTGAATATCTTTTAATGCTTCTTTGTATTGATCGTGTTTTGTCATAAATTATCACCTCCCTTCCTTTCCACTCCAATCTTTTCCCATCCTGTCCGACCAGTCTTCTCCAGTCCTCTACTGCCCTTCCTTTCCTTTCCCTTTCTTTCCAATCCTATCCCTTTCCCTCCTCTCCCCTACTGCCATTCCTGTCCTCTCCAATCCTTTCCATTCTCCTCCCCTACAATCTATTACGTTCCTTTCCACTACAATCCTTTACTGCCATTCCTATCCGCTCCTGTCCTATCCATCCGCTCGGTTCCGCTCTCGTCCGATTCAAATTTCTAATCCTTCTACATGAAATTGTCCAAATGTTCCACCTTTTTCTATCCTCCATTCTCCTAATCCATTAGAAAATCCTGCATGAGATAAAATGTTCATAAATGTTTGCGGATCAATAATATCTGTTTCTAATACGACTTTGAATTCCATAGACCAATCTTGGAATTCTGCTCTATATCTTAGGTCTGCTGATCTTGATTTACCACCAACATTAACATTATCCTCTCTCATTACTAGTTTTTTATATTTTACTTCTACTAAATTTTTCCCATCGGCTATTATTCTAAATGCACCTCTTAGTAAAGGTTTATCATATTGACCAATAAACTTTTTCCTATAAGCAGTATCTACTATTGCGTGCTTTATGCAACCAGCGGGAAATGCTGGCTTATTCTCGCTATTTCTATAATAAGAATCCTCAAATTCTTGTTTAGTATTTCTTACAGGTCTTTTAATTTTTCTAACTCCTAAATGCTTTTCTCTCATTTCATTTTTTGCTTTCTCTGTCCATACTTGCTGAATAAGAGATGTATCCCCAACAATCTTTACAGGAATACTAACCAGTTTAGGTTTTTCAACTTTTATAACAAGACTTCCCAAGTCTTCTTTCTTTGGTTCTGCTACCATACTTCTTCTCCTTCTTCTAAATATTAATAAATTTTAATAATAGGATTACTTTTGTGGGTATTACCTCTCGGTTGATGTAATCGCCCGACATGAAAGCGTCAGCTTTTTAATACCCACAAAACTAATACCAACCCTCCAGCTTTTTGGTATCATCCGGTAACTCTTCAACTGGAGCCGGTGTTGTATAGCTTACAGCAAAGTATCGTAAAGCGTCCATAGCGTGATCGTTGGCTTTCTCCGGTACATCCGGTTCGTTTAGGTCTTGTGCTTGCGTGACGCTTTTTTCTTTCCAACGATAGGTTTCAAATTCTCTAATTGTGTTTTGGCAGCTTGAAAAGATAAATAATCCTGGGCAACCTTTCTCATTCGTTTTATAGCCAATGGAGACAGTTTTCCCCGGAGTCTGTTTGAGTTTTTCAGCAACCTTCTCAATTCCAAATCTGACCCATGAGTTGAAGTTTGTGCCGATTTCTTTGTCTGCTGGCGTAATGTAAATACCTCTTTCGGAGAACTCGGATATCCACTGCGCTCCGCTCGGGTCTCCATAAGTAGCCACAACACGCTTAGAAAGAGGTTTACTATTGATAACCCCAGCATGATAATCAATAGTTTCTCCGCTTCGATAATGTTCGTCAACGATAAACCAGTTCTCATCACCGTCAACTGCAATAAAAATACATGCAGTCGGATTAGTGCTACCGAAATCAATACCACGATAAACGCTCCAGTTATCAGGAATATCAAACGGATCAATGACATGTGTTTCCCTTTGAAACTCTTTATAAACCAGGCCCGTATATTTCCTAAAGTCTGCCAGATACTCTTGGGCGAAAGTATCATCCGTAAGTTCTTTTTTAGCATTGTCTATTTCCTCCTTTTTGATGTATGGGTTTTGGTAACTGGTGAATTTCCAACTACAGTAATCCCTGTTCGCCAACTGCCCCATTTCGTATAAATCAAAGAAATGATTAAACCCTTTCGGCGTGGAAATAAAGATGGCAGGCGCAATATAATCGGTGAGCGTGGGCCTAAGTACCTCCTGCCATAACCAGTCCCAATTACGAATCGAAGCAATCTCATCAATAATAAGTCCACGAAGTTTAATCCCCCTAAGCGCATCTGGGTTCTCTGCTCCTTTAAGCTCGATAATACTGCCGTTTTTAAGCGTGATAGAAAGTTCAACCTCATTCTTTTTATAAATCCACTCATATGGTATCTCCTTTTGCAGTTCTCTCCAGTGGATCATCTTGGATTGCTTGTAGTTTGGGCTGACTATCCAATATGATCCAATGTTTTTTAAAGCCCAATCAAGTACTATTGTTCTTGCTAGTACTGACTTACCGCTTCTCCTGCCGGCGCATACTATCCTGAAACGGTGAGTGTCGCTATAGACTTCATACTGCCACCTGTTTAACTTCTTCCTTATCATCCTGTACTATCTCCATTTTTAATTCGTTTAATTGTATAAGCGGTTTATCCGTTTCTATTCCAAGTAGAGTTCCTAGTTTATCGTGATATGCTTGTCTTGTTTTGTGGTCCGCTTCCCTTTCTCCCGTAAAATCATTCCACTTGGTTGCCCCTAGTGCTTCCTTTAATTGTGTAAAGTATAGTTGCTGGTCTAATCCATACGCTTCCATAATAGCTTTCTTGTCAACTTTTGCTAACTGTCTTGAACCTAATACCCTTGCTGAATGGTTATCTACATTAGGATGTAATTCCTTATATGCTTTTGATGCGTTTAGACCTACTTTGATCCATGTCACATAGAATAGCATCAAGTCCAAATCTCCCTTGAATATCTTTTGAAGGTCTTTTATTTTATCTTCTGTCATAGATACTTTTCTAATTTTCTTAATATCCCATGATTAAATAACCAGAATAATATTTTATTCAGCCACATAGGATATTTTTTTGCCCATTCAGGAAAATAAACAACCTTATATAATACTCCTATTTCACCTTCATATATCTTATTTTTTGCTTCATTTGTCATA